TCATTTACGGATCAGGCGGAGTTTCGGTTCTTGTTTTTCCGGCGCTGCAGCAGCTTCCGGTCTGGTGGTGACATACACGCGGAGCACCATGATGGTGTTGTCCGGCCGGCGGTGGGCAGGAATACCCATTTCCTTCAGCCTCGCAAGCTGGTAGGCGGGCCGATGGTAACCGGTGACGGCCACCACCTCCTGCTCGGTCAAGGTGATCGGCTCAGCGATTGCTTGCATTATTTGATCCTCCTGAACTCAATGACCCATACCCACGGGTTTGTATCCCAGTTGCCGCCGGTGCTGCTCCATAGCTCGCGCCACGCGTCAAATGGGTCGGCCCAGTTCTTGGAGTGCGGCTCCGTCCGGAACGCGCTAAAGTAGTGATCACCACGGCCATGGTCGATTTTGTGGATCCCTTCGGCCAAGTAACGACTTCCCCACGCAGCCTCTCCTTCCCCATCCTGAAGGCGCTCCACGCGCACGCCTGTTATCTCTAGCAGGATGCGGCAGGCCCAGCGCGGCATGTGGATATTGGGACGCCACGGCTCGCCGTCATGAGCCTGGGTTGCTGCATATTCGACGCGCCGGCAGTGCTGCTGGTCGGGCACGTAGCGGGCTACACCGTATTTCACTGGTGCATCTGGGTGGCTGATCTCGACGACACCGCGCCAAGTCTCGCGTACCCACAGGCGGTCACCGACCTGGCCATAGGGGCAGGCTTTCATCAGCTGGGCATGGGATAGGTCATGCCACCGCATGGCGCTATCACGGAAGTGCCAGTCATACCCCGGCGTATCGGACCGACCAAACTGAGTGATCTTGCCGAAACCGCCGAGACGGATGATTTCACGCCTGGTGTTGGTCTTATGGCCAGCCAAAGTGGCGCGCACCATCGGTCCATTCATCAGCAGTGGTATCTCTCTCATGGTGCGCACCCTTCCTCTGCAAGTTGAAGGGTGCTGTCCGGCCGCACCTTCTTCAGCGCTTCGCGCATCCTGATAACCTCTTCCCGGTTCTCATCACGCCACTGCGCCCAGCTTTCGTGCGACAGCTTCCACTCCAGCCAATCTGGGTGATCTTCTGACGGCGCGAGCTGCTTGCGGCGACGGTCGGCGCAGTGCTGGCACAGCTGGAAGCAATGCTTGTTCGCGCGCTGGTGATGCGCACAGATGAACAGCCCGCATCCATGCTCACCACCGCCAGGCTCGCCGCCGCAGACGTACGAAATGCCGCGATCAATCTCGTTCTTGCAGCCAGGGTGGTCCCAGTAAGCCGGCACGCCGTAGCCGATGTCGCGCTTGTGGGTGTCGTCGTATCCGATGCTCCAGCCCATCATGCACCGCCTTTCTGAGGCCCTGCGGCTGCTGCTGCCTTTGCAGAATCTGCTGCAGCGTGCAGCTCGGCAGCGAACGCGGCATCCCAGCCGGCGCCATGCTGCAGGACTGCGCGGGCCATACGATGGATCACGAAGGCCTGTTCCGCTTCTGCTTTGCGGGGGATATCGTGGCCAGCCCCGCGAAAAATTTCGGCGTAGGGCGCGCAACGGAAGTTCGGCATGCCGAGGACATAGGTCAGCTCCGGTGTCAGCGCATCCGGGAAGGCCGCGGTCGCTGGTGCGCTGCACTGACTGCAACGATAGGGTTTGAACCAAGGCTTGAAGCCGGGATGCAGCTGTTGATAGCGAGCATCCGTGATGTACTTGGCGTAGGCCGGCGTCGTGCTTTCCCATGCGATAGGCTCGGCTACCTGCGCGCCATAGGCGAATTGAATGGTCGCGCCAGGATGAAGCGGCGGAGTATTGGGCGGGAGCGAGCCATCGATCCAATCAGTGATCGGAGTTCCGTCGGCCGCGACCTCACGGAAAGCCACCGGCTGCGCCACCGCTGGCGAGGAGGAGGCTAGCTCTTCGACGGCCTTGTCATAGATCCGCTTGATGGTGTCCCATTCAATAGGTACATCCACTTGGTACGAGCCTTGGCCGTTGCATTCTTCGCAGCCGTCGTCGGGCTCTTCGTGGTTGCACTGGCTGCAGTGGTAAGTCGCCTTCTCGGCGAACTCGCCAGACAGCGCTGCCTTCGCCCCGTTCTCCGCTGTCAATCGGCGCGGCATCAGCACGTAGCCTTCAGGCGCGGACGATGCTGGCAGCGCGAGAGAGGCGGCATACTGACTGGCATATAGATGCAGCATGTCCGCCGTGTATAGCGGCTCACTGCCATCGCCCGAGCCGTTGTAGTGCGTTTCAGGAAGCGGCGGCGGGGTGCGCTGGGCAAGCAGCTTGCGGAGGGCCAGATACTCGCGCAGGAGCTGCACGATTCGTCCATGGCCCATGAAGTGCGGGCCATTCGCTGCATTGGTGTATGCATCGATCCAGACCTGGATGCCGTCCAGTGGAGTGAGCTGCAGGCCGACCACTGGGCGGGCATCACCGATGGGTTTGCCCAGGATCCACAGGAACATGCAGAAGTTCGCCACATCGCGCGGATCGCCTTTCTCGACGTGCTCGCGCAGCATGTAGGAGAGCTCGGCGGGGTCGCATTCCTGCCAGCCGCTGCGGCCTTTGGCGCGTGCGTCCGCCAATTTGGCCTTCATGACCTCGGCGAACTGATCCACCGCAACATCATCCGGATGCTTCACCGCGATATCGGCCGCGACCTGCAGCGAGACGACAGGATGCGCAGTGCCACGCACGCCCAGCACGATATTGGCGCCCTTGTTCAGTGCCTCCAGCTCGGGTGGGGTCGGCTCCCAGGCCGAGAACATGAAATTCCCTTCAGCCGTCTGGACATCGAGGATTGGCAGGACGCCGCAGGACATATCCTTCCCGTCCCAGTCGGCTGGCGCGCCCAGTTGGCGCGTAGAGCCCTCAATGCGCTTAATCAGCATGATCACCTCCAGTGGTTGCGGTGGGAGCTGCATCGGCCTTGCTGGAGGCCTTTTTCTCCGCCTTGGCGCGCAGTGCTTGGATGGCGCCTTGCTGCGCCAGCAGCTCGTAGACGACAGCGGCGGGCAGTTCGATCACTTGATCGTCGGCGGGTTTTTCCTGCAGCACCTGGCGCACGTGTTCCGGAATGGCTTGCACCACCGCATCAACGGCCGAGACCATTGGCAGCACCGCGCGCGGAGGCGGGCTCCACGGCCGGATGGCGGCGGCGGTGATCTTCTTGCCGCCGGCGGCCGCGACGGTCTTCTTTGCCGAATCCAAGATCTCTGCGGCCTTGTCTCCATGCTCGCGCACGGCCTCAATGGCGGTGCTCGCCGCCGTCTCGCCGGCTCTGACCATCATTTGGACCGAGTGGGGCGCGGCCGATAACAGGAGCATCTGCTCAATGTGCTGGCGCGTTTTCCCTACCATCTTGGCGATTTCCTCGTTGTTGAGGCCGAACGCCTTCAGGCGGCGGTAACCTTCGGCCAGCTCCAGCGGGAGCAGCTTGCGGTTGTCCTGGCTCGTGAGGATGCGCGCCTGGCGCTCCAGGTCATTGCCTTCGAACGGTTCAATGCGGATCCATTCGATCTTCAGGCCCTCTGCGATGAGCTCTTGATCCGCAGTGGTGCGGCGGTGGCCGTCGATGACATCGACACCCTGGCCATCAGCGGACAAGCTCACCTCCAGGGGCGGCACCTTTCCGCCGCGGCGCTTGTGATCCTTCAGGCTCTCGATGTCATCGCGGTAGCCTGGCGCCTCGATGTCGCGCAGGTTGAAGCCGGGCAGGATCCGGATGGCGCTCGGGCGAGCCCACAGGCCGGCATCTGTGCGTTTGACCGCGCCGAGATCCATAAGCTTGCGCCAGCTGGGTTTGGTAGACATTCTGCTCCTTCTCGTAATAGGGTATTGCGCGGATTTATTTGGCGTTGTGGCATGATCAAGTCTCGACATACCAGAAGGCACACAAATGACTGAGCATCTTTTCTGTTTGCATACATTTTTCGCCGCACCAGAAGACCAGGGTGGTGGAGAATTCCTTGTTGGGGTAACACGCCGACAAGGTGGGTATGCAGGAAGAATTTCATTCAGCCAGCAAGGTGAAATTCGTAAGCCTCGCAAACTCATGCTTAGCTGGTTTAATCCGGGTATTAAGCACTTCACCGATGAAATGCTTATCCGGATGGCGATTAACCAAGCTATCGAGGAGAAGCGTTTCTTGGCGGCTGTAGCTGGCGATGACCCCCTGAAGTTCGAGCTCAGGATGTCCACCGCGCCTTATTCAAATGAAGATCTGAAGTTTTTTAGTTAGTGGGTGGTGCATCGGTAAGCAAGCCGCCCAGTGCATCAACCAGTGCGGCCAGCAGGCCGCTCATTTCCCCTGCGAAGAGCATGAAATCACCGTCGAAGCGCTCGTCATCGTGCTTGCCGGTCAGCTCGTGGTTTTCCTTCAGCACGTCCAGCAGTGCGATCTTCTTGATGGACAGGTTCTCGGCCAAGGTGAAACTGATCTTGTCTGCCCAGGTGATAGCCAGGCGCGTGCACTGCTTGCCGGTCTCGATGTGCTGGCGCAGCTGATCGGCTTCGAGGGTATGGCGGACATAGCGCACTGTTGCGCGGCTCTCGGCGGTCGAGCGCAGCTCGGTGTCCTGATCTACGGTGAAGCCGTCCGGCGCCTCGTCGCTCGCGAGCCAATCAGTCATAGCTGCGCCAGGCGACATCACGGTGCGGACGGTCTCCAGCGGGAATTTCGGGACGGCCTTGAACAGCAGCTTGAGCGCTTCTTCAGCCCTGGCTGGGGTGCTGCTGTCGGCCACCAGCCAACCATTGACCGGATCTATCCATACCCACATGCTGGACAGGCGTGTGAAGGCGCGCGGCAGCAGCTCGTCGGTGACCTGCTCCTTCAGTTCCTTCGTTTGCTTGCGGCCCGGCGGGAGGCCTTGCTGCTCCTCCAGTTCCTTGGCGCGCTCGCGGGTGACCTGATTGATCACCGAAGACGGCAGGATCTTCTTCTCGGTCTGCAGGCGCAGCAGGAACTGGCGATTGACCTGGTGCACGAGGCTTCCGGAGCTTTCGCGCGGCTGGATCCAGCCTTGCGACAGCATGTCCATGTTTCCGGCAGGCGTGAAGGTCTGCGGCTCCAAGTGGAGTGCCAGCGCTTCCGCTGTCATGTTCCAGTTCTTCGGCAGGCGGTAGATTTGAGCGTTTCTGAACATTGCCACCCCTTAGTCGTCGTATCGGTGGGCGGACAACTCGCGGACATCGTCGTCGTCCAGCACCTCGACAATGCGCGTGCGGCCGACGTAGAGAGACATCAGCATGGTATCGAAGGCGCTGATCACGGTCGGCATAGAGGCCGGCTTGATCAGGTTGCCGTCCAGCGTCATGCTGTAGACCTCGCCTTCCTTGGTAAAGTGAATGGCGTTTTCGGCGGAATACTTGGCCTCATCCCGTGCCTTCTTCTTGCCATACAATCCTGATCCGGGGGATTCATCGCTGTCCAAGTAGAGGCTTCCGCCGCCAGTGTCCGACTCCTCGAAGTAGGCATAGAAGGCTTCGCCATCCTCTTTGCAGAAGTCACTGCGCGCCATCTCCAGGAGTTCTTTCATGGTCACGGTAGCGGGCAGAGTCGGCAGCGTGTTCATGACTGCCTTGGACAGCGCGTTTTGCACCAGCACGAGGTTTGCGCCGGCCACCGCACTTTGCAGGGCCTGGTTGAGGATGTGCTGGAACTTCACAGTGTCATCCTTGCCCAGTCCGTGGGGCAGCACGTCCTTGAACTGTTCTGACAATGCCTTGCGGAAGTCGCTGCTGTAGTCGGTGGCGTCACGAATGGCCGACGTGATGGCCTCGGTAACGTGCTTATCGAGGATCGGCTCCAGCTTCTCTGGCGCAAGTGCTCCGACGATTGCCTTCTCGATGTCGATCTTGATGGTGATATCCATGGGTTGTCCCAGTGAGATTAAAAATGGTGGGCAGACAATTTCCGGCCGCCTGCCAGAGCGACCCGCCGGGGGGGGGGAGGCGGGCAGGGGGACTAGCGGTAAAACGGGCTCTCGAATGCGCGAGCCGAAAGACGGACTGCGGCGGTCACTTGCTTGCCGCCTCGACGATGGAATCCGTAGAGGCGGAAGAAAACCGGGATGACGGCGAGAAATCTCATTTCGTCCTCCAGCAAGCAACTTGGACAGGCGCGGCCTTGGCGGCTTGCAGCGAGGCCAGGAAGAAAACGGCGGCAACGATGAAGCACGCGCCGCATGCGAAGCCCAGGCAGAAGTTCTTCATACGACCACCAGCACGGTGACACCGAGTGCGCCGGCAAGGTATCCGGCGGCTTCGATGATGGCCGGCGAGCCGACCTTCTCGCCCGTGCTCATGGTCCCATCAGCGAAGACGTAGCGGTAACGGCAAGTCATTTGCCACCTCGCAGAGCAATGAGTTTGTCGGCTTCGCGCAGCAGCTGTTCTCGGGAAGGTGCGCGGCCACTCTCCAGCATGTCCTGGAGGATGTTCTGCGCCTGGCGACCGCTGAAAATGATCAGCAGCGCTTCCAGACGTTCGGCCGCATTCTCAGCGGCGGTCTGCAGCGGCGGCACCGAGTTCGCCAGGGCGGGTTTGCTCAGTACGTCGATGACGCGCTGGAAGCCGGCTTCCATCTGGGCGGGCAGATTCAGCAGCGCCGACAGATCGACCGGCTTTGCTGCAGGCTTCTTCGGCTTGGCAGCGCGGCGCGGAGTCGGCTTCGGGATCACTGGTTTCGTGGCGGTGGCCATGTCTTCTTCTCTCGTGATTGGCAGAGGGGTGGTCAGGCGGCGAGAGCGGATTGATGGTCTTCTTGGGCTGCAAGCATCCCAGCCTCGAATCCTTGATGGCGCGGGTCTTCGGCGCAGTACGGATTGTCGGTGGTGTGCGCGAGACCGCTGACCCAGTCGCGGTATGCCTGCGCGCCTTCCAAGCGCGCAGCCTCCCGCGTCTTGTAAGCGATGACCGCCTTGTCGGTATCAGGCAGCTTTTCGACGCATGCAGCATCGAAACCAAAAAAGATCTTCGCCTCACGCAAAGCTTGCTCATCCGTGGTCGAGCGCAATTCAGCCTTGATCCAAGATCCGTCGGCGAAGACAATTCTGTAGATGGCATTCATTTTTAGTTTCTCTCCACACGTAGACCGCAAGTAAATTGCCGGGAAGCCCTCAACCGGCGCGGAATGCTTTCAGCCAAGGCGGTGAGGGGGAGCACCGAGGGGGGCGGCTGAGGCTTTTGGTAAGTCGATGAATAGAACTATACGCGAATGGATAGATAAGTCAATACGCGAATGAATAGATTTTCCCGCGACATCTCCTGTAGCGGCAGGCTCACATTTGGAGTGGGCTACAATTCAGCAAATAAATTAGGGAGTTTCGGAATGCGACAGTTTGAAAATCAAGCGAACGGTTATGTAGAAACGTTTGATCGCGGCGGCGCTGTTGCCGGACTTCTATTCTTTGGACCGTTGTATCTCGCACTCAAAGGTCTATGGGGCCACTTCGTTTTTTACTTGGGGATTATGTTGTTTGTGGCAACAAGCGGCAGCATACCTATCATCCTGCTGGCGCACCTCATCCTTTTTCTAGGGTATGCGTTCACTATCGATTATTTGGTTGCGACCCGCTTCTATCGTAGGGGTTGGGTTGAGCTGGTGCACAATCCCGAAGGCGTAGAAGAGGAACAATTGGCGAGTGAAACCAGAAAGTGCCCTTATTGTGCAGAAGAAATCAAATCAGAGGCCATTAAGTGCAAGCACTGCTTGTCTGAAGTTTTGCCGCTCCAGCGCTCCTAGAAGACAGGGGTGGGGGCAGGCCTACTATTTGCAGCCATACTGTTTGCGACCATTTACGATGCGATAGTGACCGCCCCTTGGGCCCGTATGACAAACAGTATCTTGAGGGGAGGTGACGGCGTGCCTAAATTCCCAGGGGGCTACGGGGTTCTTTTCTGACCAAATCCCACTCTTTTTATTGCGTGCCGCCAACTCAAGATCTGGAAGGGACGCATCGGTATTGTATTTTGGGTAGACCCATGCCATTCCTTTTTGGACCTGAGCGCGATTTACCTCAATACCACCGCACCTCACAATCGCGACAGTCCTTCCGTATCTGTCCACCGACTTGGCATCATACTGAGCATCCTTGCCCCAGCAAAGATCCGAGAGCGACTGCTTCGAGCGCTGCCCAAAGGACTGGTTTTTCTCAGGCGCATCTATATTTGCAAGCCTAATCGTCAGTGGCTTTTGATCTACGAGAACGGTGATTGTGTCGCCGTCAGAGATACCAATGACCTTATGCGCATTGGCTGCGCAAGGCGCTAGTGCGAATGCAATCCAAACGAATCGAACTTTGATCGGATTGGTTTTCATATGGGCCGAGGATCTGTAAATTTTAGCCGCGCAAGAAATTGCGCTGAGCCATCACCACTTCGCCGATGAGGATGCAGTTCTCGGTTGAGCACTCCTCGCGGTGATATCGTTTTTGGTCCGAGTTGTCGGAGACTAAGAACCACCTTCCAAAATCACTGATCAAGCGTTTCACAACAGCCTGCCCGCCAAAATTCACTGCGAAAATCTTGTTGTCTCGCGGCCTGACGGACTTTGTATTGATGATGACTGTATCGCCGTCGGAAAGAGTTTCCTCCATGCTGTCGCCACGTACGGTTGTCGCCACTAATTGTTCTTTGGCTAATCCATGCTGGTCTAGCCATCGCTGGGTGACTGCAACTGGGATTGCGAATTCACTTTCGTCAAGTTCAGCTTGAAAGCCGGTGATGCCGGCAGTGATGTTGAGCTTGTAGACGGGTATCTCGACAATATCAGGGCGAGCCGCAGGCGCTGTCGAGGCGATGAGGGCCTTGAGAGCCTGCACCTTTGCGGATGGCGTTGCCGCATCTCTCCCCATTTCCCCCAAGCCCTCATTGAGCCAGTTGAAGCTGACGTTACACGCTTCTGCGAGCTTGCGCACTGTGGCAGCCTCGGGGTGGCCTTTGCCGGAATTCTTCAAAATCCTGTTGATTGTCGGCTGTGGAACGCCGGATGCGCGTGCTAACGCACTCTGTGACGGGAACCCGGCAGCAGACATGGCTTGGTCAAGACGGGTGGCAATGTTACTCATTTGGTCAATATACGTGCGCGTATAGCGCCACGCAAATATCTATCCATTCGCGTATTGAATAAGTATCCAAGCGCGTATAGAATGGCCTGCATGAATAAAGACATCGGCATCTTGATGCAGGAAATTCGTTCAGCGACACGCTGGAGTGAGCCTCGCTTGGCCAGTGAAATCGGAGTCTCTCAGCCGACCGTTAATCGAATTCTCAACGGTCAAGCGGATTGCAAAGCCAGTACGTTGCGCGCAATCGAGTCTCTGCATAGCCGCGTCGTTGCGACAGACGCACCAGCCCAGGAGGGTGCGCAATGAAGCGGTTGGCGTCATGGATTCGTCGCGCGTACATCGGTGCTGTGCTGCGTCTGATCGGCGCAGCCGTTCGCATCGAGATCGCACGACAACGAGAAATAGAGGCATGTATTTCCCGTGCCGAGCAAAAAGATCTGGCGAATCGAATTGAGCGCAGTGTCAGCGAGTGCTTGCGACGTCAGGTCTGATCCTGGGACTGATCAGACAGTTGTTTCTGGAAAGGCTGCAGGAATTCTGCAATTTGCTCAGTCATCGCAGATTGACGTTCGTTTGCCGCCATATAGCTCTTGAGATCGTCCGATAGCGCATTGATTAAAGAGAGAAGGGCGGCGGACTGCTCTGGTTCGAGAGTTTTGCATATTGCGCGCAAGACGATGTCGAGTGAGTAGGACTTTGCAAGCGCCAGCTGGATATCCGAGAGTTTCATGGAGGCCCCTTTGTGATTGTGGTGTGAGAACCAGCAATCTATCACGGAGGGGCTTCCACCCAAATTTGGCGGGTTTGTAGTTTTCTTTCTGCATGCCAACAGAGTATGCATACGGGGATTAAAAGTCATGTTCCACGATACACACGAAAGCCCGATTGGTTCGCTGCGGCGCCACGTTGAGACGTGGAAGAAGCGGACGGGTTTGAGCAACGCGACCATTGCGCAATTCATCGTTGAGGCGCACGAACGCATTGGCGGTCCGGTGCGGACTGGCATCACGTTCGGACGGAGTGGAGACGCTTACAACGACATGAAGGCGCACCAGCAGCGCATCTGGCGCTGGCTGGACGATGTGTCGGACGACAAGAACCTGCTGAGCGCGAACTTCCTGCCTTCCATCGTCGCGGCGCTGCCGACCGATCTGAAAATCAGCTTCTGGAACGAGCTGCTGTCGCATGACGGCTTCTGCGTGGCCAGCCTGGAAGAGGGCGACGGCCAATTCCGCATTACCGACCTGGCGCTGGTGATGAAAGAGGACAGCGAGGCCCACCAGGCATGCGCCGAGGTGATCGGCAGCCCGGACGACATCCAGGCACTGCGCCGGGCCGAGAAGGAAATCACCGAAGCCATCGAGACGAAGAAGCAGGCGCGCGTGCGCATCGGCGCAATGATCCGCGCCATGTCCGCCGTTTCGAAGATATGCCAGCCATTCCGCCGCGACGGCGCCACCCGCTGAAGTCAATCAAATCCCAAGAGGAGAGCCCCATGAGTGCATTTTGCGTATTCGGCGTGAGCCGCACTGACTGCCTGCGCATCGCTGAAAAGAAGGTGAAGCGCTACGACGACGAGAAGAGGCGCAATCTCACGATGGAGGAGTGGCGCGCCCAGGTCGATGCGCTGGCGCAGGATCTGTTCAACACGACCACGCGGCATCGCCAAGTGAGCCCGGCCTTCGATGCACCCCAGTTCGCACGCGAATGGGCGGCACTGGCGCTGCGCAGCGATCAGGTGAAGGGTGCCGATGTTCGTGTGCGCAACATGGTGATGGATGGGGAAGGCAAGCCGTTGAAGCGCAACGGCAAGATCCTCATGACCTGGCAACACTTCGCGGGTTGAGGCGTCATGCAAGCAGAACAGCAAAAGGGCGGGGCGCTCGCCAAGTTGGCCGGCATTTTCTGCCAGGAGCCTCGCTTCCGCGCCTTCCTCGATGAGAAGTGGCAGGACGATGCTCCCTATGATACCCCGGAGAAGGCGGCCGACCTGGTGCGCCGTGTTTGCGAGGTGGACAAGCGCCGCAAGCTGGATCACGACCCGGCCGCCGCTGAGCGCTTTCATGATCGCATCCGCATTCCCTATGTGCGCTGGCAGCTGGGGCGCGATGCTTAAGCGTAAAACACCTCTCCGCCCTGGCACGAAGCCCTTGAAGCGCACCGGGTTTGCCAAGCCGGGCTCCGGCCTGCTGCGCGTTGCATCGTCCCAGATGAAGGCGCGCAAGGCCTCCAAGCCAAAGATGACCAAGATCCGCGCCTCCGCGCGCGATCAGGAATGCACGCTGCGCTTCCCGCTGGTGTGCAACCACCGCACCGATACCACTGTGCTCTGCCACAGCAACCAGCTGAAGGACGGCAAGGGCATGGGCCTGAAGGCTCCGGATACCCGTGCAGCGTATGGCTGCAGCGCCTGCCATGACGTACTGGACGGCCGCGCGCCGCGTCCCGCAGGCATGACCCACGAACAGATGCTGGAGCGCTTCGAAGAGGCGGTCTCGCTGACCCACCAAGTTTTGACCCGCAAGGGTTTGTTGAAGGCTGAACAATGAGTATTGCCCTGATGACACTCGCTTGGAAGACCGATCTGCCAGCTGGCAGGAAATTGGTGCTTCTGGCGCTGTGCGACAACGCCAACGACCAGGGCGAGTGCTACCCATCGGTGCAGTCCATTGCGCTGAAGTGCAGCATGGGCGAACGCACGGTGCAGCAGCATGTCGCGGACATGGAAGGCGAGGGCATCATCACGCGCCTCATGCGCAAAGGCCGCAGCACGGTCTACAAGATCGACCCCCGCAAATTTCGCACCCCCGCAGAATCTGCACCCCTGTCGAATCCTGCACCCACCCCCGCAGAATCTGCACCCCCACCCCCGCAGAATTCGCACCCCACCCCCGCAGATCTCGCACCCATAACCGTCAAGGAACCATCAGTTGAACCATCAAGGAAACGTCAGGGAGCGCGTGGGACGCGCTTGCCCTCGGACTGGGTGCTGACGAAATCGCTTGGCGAATGGACGCTGCAGGAGTTCCCGCACTGGACCGCTGACCGTCTGCGCTCGGTGGCCGCGAAGTTCAAGGACCACTGGCTGGCGCAGCCGGGGCAGAAGGGCAGCAAGGCCGACTGGCTGGCCACCTGGCGGAACTGGTGCCGCCGCGAGGACGAAATGAACCCGCAGGGCAAGCAGGGCGGCAGCGGCGCATGGTTCGCGACGGAGCAGGGCGTGATCGCCAAGGCTGCGGAGCTGGGTCTCAAGACCATCCCTGGCGAATCGGCATTCTCGCTGAAGCAGCGCGTGCAGGAGGCCATCGACAACGGCGGCAGGCCGCCCGTGACGGTATCCGGCCAGCGCGTGGTGTCGGCGCAGCCAAAGGTCGAGGGCAAGGCCGAGGTGTCGCCCGAGAACCGGAACGCCGCCCTGCAGGCCGCGCGTGGGCTGAAGAAGAAGGTGGCGTGATGCGCTGCCTGGACTGCGCACACTGCGACCTTCGCAGCAAGCCGGAAATGGCGAAGCGTGGTTTCGCAACGTGCAAGTTCGTGGAATCAGCCACCTACCCGAGCACTACGACGCAGCGTGAGTGCAGCCACTTCCAGGCTGCGGCGCAAGAAGCCGTGACCAAGCGCGCGGCGTGGCTCCAGGCGCAGCAAGAATTTTTCAGACAGCAAATTATTTGAAGGGAGTATCAGCATGGCAACTCGACGTAACGGACAGATTCCCCCGAAGCGGAACCCCGGTCCGCTGTCCGCGAAGGATCGCCAGGTCGGCGGATCGCATTACAAGGACATGGCCCTGGAGCCGTGGGAGGCCATCGAGAAGTGGCTGACGCCCGAGGAAGTGCGCGGCTACCACAAGGCCACGGCCATCGCATACCTGGCCCGCGAGGGCGCCAAGGGCGGCGACGAGGATATCGCCAAGGCTGCACACCACCTGCAGCGCCTAGTCGAGCTGAATGAGGCGGCTGAATCGTGAGCGCTCAAGAACAGATCTCAAGCCCTCACGTCCGTGTCTTCCTTAGTGGGAAGGAGATTGTGCTGCGGGATCAGCCGAGAATTTTTGTAGAAGCTGGCTCAGGAGGAGGGAGTTCTGATGAGAAAACGCGAAATTCATCCATCCAAAGCCAGGATCTCGGATCTGCAGGAGCGCACCTCCTTGGAGATCCTGCGGAGAAACATGAAACGCCGGGTCAGTCAGCCCACGTTCTAGTACACCAAGCGGCCGATTCTCACCGATGGGCGGTGCCAGGCCTTCGCGCAATTTTCCTAACGCTGCGATGGCTTGATCAATGTATTGCACAGCGAGTTCTCCGCCGTTCGCCAAAGGATCAAGCGTGAGCTTGACAGTGTCGTCCGATTGTTTTTCTACGGAAATTTTTAGCACCTGTTCCATGCGCGTTCCTTTCGTCGTTTCAATTGATCGGGTTGAGAGCCTCAATTGTTGCACGGATGAGAACGCGCACCCTACACACCATGGAGATCTGCAATGAAGCTGGTCGCAGTCACGCTTCCATTCCCGGACAAGGACTTGAATCCGAACAGGGCGAACGGCAAGCACTGGTCTGTCACGTCGGGTTTGCGCAAGAAGGCAAAGCACGTAGGCCACATCCTGGGGCTGGAGGCCGCGCACAGGGCTGGATGGGAGCCGCACGGCCAGGACGTGCCGCTGCGCATCACCTTCGAGATGCCGGATCGCCGGTGGCGCGACCGCGACAACCTGCTTGCCGCAATGAAGCCGAGTCTGGACGGAATTGCATGTGCGCTCGGGGTGGACGACAGCCAGTTCGAGCCTGTGACGCTGCGCCGCACGTATGGCCGCCAGCCTGGCGCAGTGCATATCGAGATCGGCGGCTGACATCCACCCTTGGAGGGCATATGCAGAAGGGGAAAAGCATTCGTGAGCATGTGGCGGAATACCTGGAAGAGCACCCCGGTTCTCTGATGTGGGAAATCCAGTGCGCCATCTTGCAGCTCGGCATTTCCTCCAATTTTGGCGTGGCTTCGGTGATTCGCAATATGTCGGCGTGCGGGGCCTTGGAGGTGGACAAGACGAATTACAAGGCATTCCGCTACTCCCTGAAGGAAGAAGCTCGCGCCGTGTACCTGGTCGATGCATCCCGCTTTGAGGTGCCGCCGGAGCTGGCTGGCCCTGCTGTTCCACCGCTGGTCTGGTCGATGCGCCATCTGCTCGGCCATGCCGTTTGATTGATAAGAAGCAACTAGGAGAGATACATGCAAAACGTTCAAGCGGCCGCTGCTCCGCTGGTACTCATTCAGCCCGCCCCGGTGGCGCGCGATCAGGACGGCTACTGGGTCCACCCTGAAGAGCCCGACTTCGATGAAGACTGGCAGGCCTACAAAGCTTGGATCGCTGCGCAGGGCTTGGAGCTGAAGATCGATGACCTGGAAGACTATCCGGACCACGCAGCTCATCACCGCTACTTCGAGGAAGGCGAAGCCGACATCAGTGACTGGGTGAGCGAGCGCCCCGCCGGAGAAGGCTGGTTCACGCTGTCGATCCACATGACCGAAGACAGTGCAGTGTGGGTTTGGGCGCGTCGGCGGCAGGAGGGCGCTGCAGCATGAGCGTCCCATCTACCGCAGATCGCTTCATTGAGCTGATGGCTGCTATCAAGTCCCTTGACGCTGGAAACGAAGAGCCGATGCGCCATGCTGTCCGCCGTCTTCGGAACAATGCCACTGGGATTCTGGAGGCGGCCATTACCGAGGCCTGGGTGATGGTGGATGTTGCTCAGCAAATCCCTGGGGACTGCGCCGAAGCCATCGCAGATGCGAAGAAAGAAGGTGCCGCATGATCGCCGCCATCCCCGCCGAAGACCGGCCGAGCATCATCCGCCAGAGCATCCCCGAGCCAGGCCAGGACCGCGCGCAGGCATTGAAGACATCGCGGATCGAGGCCGCGCACCACTATTCCAACGTCCTGCCCAGGCGCTTCAGCGTGCAGCTGCGGGCCAAGATCAACGGCGGCCCGCTGATTTGCTTGAGCTGCGGCGCGAAGACCAATGAAGACGGCGACCTGCCGTGCGACCACTGAGGGGGGCGAGATGCGCGGTGATGATGTGGAGCTGATTCTGACGCTACTGGCGCTCTTCGGGGCATTCGGCGGCGCGCTGGCGGTGCTGCTGCGCCATCTTGCCCGAGAAGGCAGCGCAGGCGCTGACAGGAAGAAATAAGGAGAAGTACATGCGCCAGTCGCGTTTTACAGCATTGCAGCAGGGTTTGAATGCCACCGCGAAGAAGGTTTTCGCCGTGGTGCCTATCGCGGAGCATTGGACCTCAACCCAGATCGTGGCCGAAATGCGGCGCCAGGGAAGCGCTATCGACATGCGGGTGGCCGGCGGCTGCATCGCGGCGCTGTTGAGCGCTGGTCTTGTGGTGGAGGGCAAGCCAGGGCATTACGCCCGCGTGAAGGTGAACGAGCACGGCGCGAAGCACGAGGAGCCTGCGCCTCGTCGGGCAATTGAATTTCAAAAGGAGAGCAAAGTGTCGCAAACGACAAATATGCAGGCAAAGCCGAATCAGTCCGCTATTGCCAAGCTTGGGGCGCTTTCTGAGCGTGCTGTGGCCATTGGCATGATGCTCAAGACGCTCAGCGACGACATTGCGAAGGCGGCAATCGAGATCGATGACGAGGCAGCGGCGCGCGAAATCGAAACTGGGAAGATTCGCCAGCTGCAGCAGCTGCTGAAGGAGATTGGCGGATGAGCCCGACAGCGACGAACGAGCGCATGAGCGATAAGCAGCTGGACGCCTACTGCGAGGAGTGGCTGTGGTGGTGCCACACGCGCAAGTTCTACTTGCAGGCCGGAGCACAGAACGTGCTGGCGCGCTTCCAGGCAGGGAAGGTGAAGGAGCCGCCCAACGCGCGCAACAGTGCCGAGATGCAGTTCTTCAATGCTGCGGTGTATGCCATGGCAGATATGAAAGAGCATGCCGAGGCCTTCGCGTGCTTCCGCCTGATGTACATCGAGAAGGCAGGCCACGTGAAGCGCCTGGCAGATGAGAGAGGTATCTCGCAAAAGACCTATTACAACCGGGCTCGCACATTTGTTCGTAAGGCGATTTCACTCTCGCGCAGCTTTCAAGTGGCGCAGCAGTCCTTCGATGCCGAGAACCGCGTCGCGAGTGTGTAATTAAAATTACACATAATAGTTCTGGCCGAGATTACACTTTTCCCGCTAAAATCGGGGTCATTCAGATAGTCTGAAAAAGTGTCAGAAAAATTTCGATGAAGCCCCGGTCCAATTGGACGGGGCTTTTTTGTTGCCCTTTTGCTTGATGTGGGGGGGGCTTGAGCCCAGGAGAAGAGAATGTCGAAGATGCGCGCCAAGATGCAGTTGAACAAGATCGAGCAATTCCCCGGTTGCGAAGTGCTTCACTTCAATGCTGTGGCTGCCGCGAAGTATCCGGAGGATGGTAGTGACGAAGACAACACCTTCGCCAAGTTCTCGCCCTCGGCCACCCTGAGCCTGACCGTCGCAAATCCTGCGCTGATCGGGCAATTCAAGCCCGGTGAGAAGTATTACGTCGATTTCACTCCGGTGGAGTGAAGTCGAAGGCTTTCTGCGTCCGTAGCTCAATGGTAGAGCCGCTGCCTTCCAAGCAGATGACGAGGAGTTCGATTCTCCCCTGACGCTCCATGATGTCTCCTCCCTCTTGAGGGTTTGCCCGCCACGTGCGGGCTTTTTTATTTCCGGTGCTCATATGCTCGCTGATGTCGGTTTGAATAGCCCGCTGGGTTTGTCGGATACCTGGACGGAGTGGTGTGATGTCGAGATCACCAAAGACGGCAGTGATCGGGTGGTGAGCATCGTTGCGTCTCGTCCAGATGGCGCTGTGTTCACCAAAACCATTTCCTACAACGGCAGCAAGACCAACATTTCGAAGTGGACGAAAACGGCATGAGTATTACTTCGGCAATGGTTGAGGCGGGCATTTTGGGGCTCGCAAAGATCCCTGTTGTTATCAGTGGAAGTCTCGGTGCCGGCAACGTGCTGACTGCGTCGCTGCGCCCCGGCTACTCGGCCACAGGATTCCAGTGGACCCGCAACGGATCGGATATCTCCGGCCAGACTGCCTCCACCTATACCCAATTGACCACGGATCGCGGTTCTGTGATTGGCTGCCGAGCCACAGGCTTGGCATATTCGGGCAGCGCCGGAACCGTACCAGTGGTTGCGCCTGGCGCTCCGACCGGGGTTTCGGTATCCGCCGGTAACGGTTCGGTTACAGGTGCATTCTCTGCCCCGGCAGACAACGGCGGCAGTGCGATCACCGGCTATCAAATGCCGGTCTATCGTGCTTCGGATAACCTCTTGCTCGGTACGGCCACGGGTGCCGCCAGCCCTTTGACACTCAGCGGCCTCCCCAACGGGGTTCCGGTGTATATCAAAGTGGCTGCAGTAAGCGCGGTCGGCGTCGGCGCGCAGTCAGCACCTTCTGCTTCGGTTTCGCCAACGCCGAACACCAACAAAATCGGCACGCTGAAAATGCGGTCGAACGACTCCTATGTGACTGGAGCCAGTGGACTCCGCACAAGCCACGGAAAATTCGAGGTCGAGGCCGATTTCGAGGCCGTGCGTGTCGTCTACATGAACAAATACGGCAGCGGCACGATGCCGAACATCGAAGCCTTGGTAGGGGTGACCGACACCATGGCGTTGAACACCGTGGCCAATTGTTTCTACCCGACAGCGAATGGCGTCGCCTACAACTCCATGGCTACTGGCGGCGGCATGGGCTGGAGCCGCGTGACGTTCGGCGGGGCGAACATCGGTGTTCCTGCGGTGAATTCGGGCGGGTCCAATGGTTGCACCTATCTGGTCTCCGACTGGATTCCATTGAATTCGATTCCCCGCACAGACGTTGTTGGCGGTCGCCCGGGGATCGTGGTGCGGCTTGCTAACAGTCTTGCTGGTGCTGGCATCATCATCACCAACGGCTCTTTGTCCTCGACCTACAATACGAAGCGGGGCCAGCCGTACTACCGCGAGTGGGTAACGTCCGACGTAAACAACGACGGCGTGAACACGCTCACCAATGCACCCCCGGTTTCCACTAGCGCCGGATGGGAGATGGCATATTTCCTTGAGTTCAAGTTCAAAAATCCGGTTCGCAACGTGCATATTACCGGCGACTCGCGGAAGTCTGCGGCCTACAACTCCAGCGGAACTAGCTGGGAGATTGTCGGACTGCGCGGGCTGTCAACTCCAGCATCGCCAATCTGCATCTCTAACTTCGCGGGCAGCGGTCACTCTCAGCAGCAATTCTTGAAGCTTCTGACCGACTACTGGACGGCTGGAGGAAATTACCCGACCGACGCCTCGATTCCCGCTTTCTCGCAAAACGGTTTCACTGACCAATCGACATATGCGTCGGCTCAGTCCGCCGTACTGGCGACAATAGCCGCCCAGAAAATCAAGCTGTTCCAGGACTCTGACTATGCAGTCAACGGCTACGCTGGGGCGAAGGAGACGGAGCGCCAGAAGTGCATCACTGCGGCAAAAACACTGGCTGCGAGCGGTGCTTCTACTTACGTCGACATTGATACGGTAATCTCGGACTACTCAGTCTCGCCGCCTATCATGAAAGCAATTTACGACGATCAGGGCAGCGGGCCGGGCACCGGTGATCACATCCACGCGAACCAGGCCGGGCAAGATCAGATGATGGCAGTGTTGCAAGCGGCTTGGTCCTAGCCATCAGCCCGGTGAGAATTAGTGGAGTTGGGAAATTACCTGTAGTGCTTCTTGAGATCGGTACATTTAAGAGATAAGCGCAGTAATGTCTTCTTCAAAACTAAAGATGCTGAAGCAGCGATTGTCGCCAACATCTATGAGCCGGGTCCTTATCATGGCTGAAAGCACTCCCCGCATTCGCGGTCGGCAGTGGATGAAGATCAAGACCGATGCCTTAATGGCATCTGATCATTGGTGTGTGTTATGCCTGGCTGAAGGCAGGCAGACCATTGCAGTAGAGGTCGATCACAAGACGCCTTTGTGGCGAGGCGGATCCAACGAGCAGAGCAACCTTCAAGGTCTTTGCAAGGATCACCACGACGAGAAAACGGCGCGTGAGGCTGCTGAACGAGCCAGGGGAGAATGATCCGGAGGTGTTGCCCACCGGGGGTATCGAAAGTTGATGAGGTGAAACCTCGGAAACCTCATGCCTTCCCACGCGCAGAAAAAATCCCCTTTTAGGAGTTTTGTTAATGGCATTAACAGCTAAAAAGAAGCTGTTTGCCGATGCGGTGATGCGCGGGAAGTCCAACAGGGACGCGGCTATCGAGGCCGGTTACAGTGCCGCGACTGCCTCGGCAGCAGGATCGCGACTTGTTAAAGACCCCGCCGTCGCTGAATATCTGAAAAAGTGCCGAGGGGAAACTAAAGAGGTGCCGCCCAAGCCGGCGACGAGCCCTTTTGATATCAATCGGGCGCTCCAATACAGTGACCCTCAAGCGTTCTTGCTGGCAACAATGAATGACTCCGGGACGGAGAATAAGCTGCGTATCGATGCGGCTAAAGCACTGATGCCTTTCATGCATCAGAGGTTGGGCGAGGGCGGGAAAAAGGATGCGAAGGACGAGGCGGCTAAGAAGGCTGCCAGCAAATTCGGCGCGCTGCCGCCACCCTTGAGGCTAGTCAATAAGGGCTAGCCGAAACAATAGACGGAAGCTTCGATGCCTGCTTGGTCAACTGCCTGCCCGGACTGGGGCGCAAAACTGAAGGGCGGCGCATCGATCATTCCGCCGCCCATTTTCCCGGAAGAGGCCGAGCGAGCGCTAGCGATTTTCAAGCAACTGAAGATTGTGGATGCGCCGGGCTCCCCGACGTTTGGCGAAGCGGCCGCGCAATGGGTATTTGATCTGGTTGCATCAGTTTTCGGCGCGTATGACCCGGAGAGCGGTCGGCGGCTGATTACGGAGTGGTTCGTTTGTATCCCCAAGAAGAACAGTAAGTCCAGCTTGGCGGCGGGCATCATGATGACCGCCTTGATCCTGAATTGGCGGCTGTCTGCGGAATACACAATCTTAGCCCCTACTATTGAGGTGGCGAACAATAGTTTCGCGCCAAGCCGCGACATGGTGAAGCACGAGGAGGAGCTTGACGACCTCTTCCAAGTGCAGACGCATATCAAGACCATCACTCACCGCACCACGGATGCGACGTTGAAAGTTGTTGCTGCTGATGCAAATACGGTCGGCGGCAAAAAAAGCGTCGGTACGCTGATCGACGAGCTGCACCTTTTCGGCGAGCAGGCTGATGCTGAACAGATGTTCCGTGAGGCTATAGGGGGCTTGGCATCGCGTCCGGAGGGGTTCGTTATCTACCTCACCACCCAGTCTGCAGAGCCACCGGCGGGTGTTTTCCGCGAGAAGTTGCAGTACGCGCGGGATGTGCGTGATGGAAAGATTCATGACCCCCGATTCCAGCCGGTGATCTTCGAACATCCGCCAGAAATGGTGGCTTCGAAGGCCCATCTGCTCAAGGAAAATCTGGCGCTGGTCAATCCGAATCTTGGCTATTCGGTAGATGAGGAGTTTCTCTATCGGGAATACGACAAGTCCAAGGCTAGTAGCGAAGAATCCTTTCGCGGATTCCTTGCGAAGCATGGCAACGTGGAAATCGGACTGGCCCTCCGGTCTGATCGGTGGTCAGGCGCAGACCAATGGGAGCGTCAGGCCACACGCCCAGGCTTGACGCTGAAACATTTGCTGGAAGAGTGCGAGGTGATCGACGTCGGCGCTGACGGTGGCGGCAATGATGACTGGCTCGGGCTTGCGGCCGCTGGGCGCCACAAGGTCACCCGTGAGTGGTTGCTCTGGACGCATGCCTGGGTAAATCCCCCGGCACTGGAGCTGCGGAAGTCCGAGGTGCCAGCCTGGCGGGATTATGCGAAGTTGGGTGAGTTGACGATATGTGCATCGGTTGGCCCTGACGTCATCGAGATGGCTGAAATGGTTGCATCCATCGAGCAGGCTGGACTTCTGGACAAGGTCGGCGTTGATCCTGGTGGTATGGGCGGGATTCTGGATGCGCTGATCGAGGCCGGTGTGCCGCAGGACAAGATCGTAGGTATTTCGCAGGGCTGGAAGCTTGGCGGCGCCATCAAGACCACCGAGCGCAAGCTGGCGGAGGGTGTGCTGGTGCACGGCGGACAAAAGATGATGAATTACTGCGTCAGCAATGCCAAGGTGGAGCCCAAAGGAAACGCCATTCTGATCACCAAGCAGGCCTCTGGTACCGCGAAGATCGACCCCTTGATGGCAACCTTCAATGCAATTTCCTTGCTGTCGCTGAACCCAGCGCCAGCAATCAACACGATTTACGAGCGGCGAGGCATTCGCTTCGCTTAAGGATCCCATGCGACTGTTTGACTACTTCCGCTCTTCGGCGTTGGAGCAGGCCGACTTGCGCCCGCCGATGGAGATATCCCGGTTGGAGCCAGTACTGGAGCAGACGCTTGCGCCCAGGGCGGAGCCTCAAGGCGGCTTGGTCTTCAATGGACTGAACGATCCGGCATTTCTGGAATATGTGAGGGGATCGCAGGCTGCCGGTGGTCCTGGTGCGCTGAAGGCACTGCGCAATATGGCAGTGCTTCGCTGCGTTACGTTGATATCGGAAGCCATCGGCATGCTGCCGTTCAATCTGATGTACAGCGATCCAGGGAAGGGCAACGCAACGGAGCACCCGGCCTTCCGCCTGCTCAAGTATCGCCCGAATAGCTGGCAGACGCCGCTGGAATTCAAGCGGCTGATGGAGTTTCACTTGATGTTCAAGGGCAACGCTTATGCCCGTGTCATCAAGTCCGGCTCGCGACCGGTGGCCTTGATTCCAATGCACCCGGATCGTGTAGAGCCGCAGCTCTCGAACACATGGGAAATGACCTATGTTTTCACGCGGCCCGATGGGCAGCGCGTCGTTCTGCCTGCATCCGAGGTCTTCCATCTGCGCGACCTCAGTGAGGATGGCATCAAGGGGCAGTCTCGCGTTCGCCTCGCGGGCGGCGCCATCGATCTGGCCTTGAAGGCCGAGCAGGCGGCGTCTCGCACCTTCGAATCGGGCGTCATGGCCGGTGGGGCTCTTGAATTTCCGCATGAGTTGTCGGATCGGGCCTACGACCGCATCAAGAATTCCTTGCGCGACGAGCATAGCGGGGCTGAAAACTCCGGGAAATTCATGATCCTGGAGGGTGGCGGCAAGGCCGGCAAGTTCTCCGATACGGCATCCGCCGCCCAGCATGTCGAGAATCGCGGCATGCAGATCGAGGAGGTCGCTCGCGCTTTCGGTGTGCCGCGCCCGCTGATGATGATGGATGACACTGCCTGGGGCAGCGGCATCGAGCAGCTGGCCATTTTCTTCGTGCAGTACGCACTGGCCTTCCGTTTCACGAATTGGGAGCAGTCGGCCGCCCGCGTCTTACTGACCGAATCCGAACTCGATCAGGTGCAGTTCAAGTTCAACGAGCGCGCTCTGTTGCGCGGCACGTTGGAGGCGCAAGCGAACTTCTTCACTAAGGCGCTGGGCGCAGGCGGCCAGGCGCCCTGGATGACGCAAAACGAGGTGAGAAAGCTCAGTGACCTCCCCGAGTCGGACGAGCCGCAAGCCAATTCCCTGAAGAACCAAATGTCAAAGGCACCCAACAATGAGCCACCTAAAGCTCCCTGAAATCAAGGCTGACCATCGGCTGAACGGCGAATTTGAAATGCCGGAGGATGCGCTGGAGCGCTGGAATCCCGAAATCCGCGCAGCGAAGGAGGATGCCGATACGTCGATCTCCGTCTATGGCGCCATCGGCGACACCTGGGACGGGAATGGTGTGACCGCTCGCCGCATCTCGGCAGCGCTGCGCGCCATCGGCGAGCGCGACGTTACGGTCAATGTGAATTCGCCGGGCGGCGACTTCTTCGAGGGTGTAGCTATTTACAACCTGCTACGCGAGCACAAGGCCAAGGTTACCGTGAATGTCCTGGGCTTGGCCGCCTCCGCCGGATCTATCATCGCCATGGCCGGTGATGAGATCCGGATGGGTGAGGGGACTCACCTGATGATCCACAATGCCTGGGCTGTCGTCGTCGGCAATCGTCACGACCTGGCCGATTCAGCTGAGGTCATGGCGACCTTCGACGCCTCCATGGCGGGCCTGTACGCAGCCCGTACCGGCCTTTCGTCGGAGACCGTGGCGGACATGATGGACAAGGAAACCTGGCTGACGCCGGCAGACGCTATCAGAGACGGGTTTGCCACCGGCATGCTCTCGGCCGCCGATATCAAGTCCGATCCGAAGGCCAATAGCCAGCAGCGCGCCAAGGCGCTCATCGATGTGGCCATGGCAAAGGCAGGTCATTCCCGCTCCGTGCGCAAGGACGTTTTCAAGAATCTGTTTTCCGGCACGCCTAGCGCTGCCGACCCACCGGCCACGCCCAGCGCTGGCACCAATGAAATCGCAGCGCTGCTGCAATCCACTATCGAAACTCTGAAAGGTCAATGATGCAACAATCGAACATCATCACCCGTCGTCGCGGCATCATGGGCGTGCGTGCTGACACCGGCTCGCTGCCGCCCGAGCTGCGCCAGTCCGTGGAGGCCATGAACAAGGCTTTCTCGGACTTCAAGGCCGAGCACACCAAGCAGCTGGACGACATCCGCAAGGGCCTGCCGTCGGCTGACCAGACCGCCAAGGTCGAGGCGATCAACGCGACCTTGGACAAGCTGCAGAAGGAAGTCGCGGAAGCCCACACCAAAATCGCGGCTTCCCAGATGAGCGGCGGCGAGAAGAAGCTGCGCGATGCCGAATACACCGGTGCCTTCCAGTCCCACATGCGCTCCGGGGAGATCCAGGCCTCGCTCAGCAAGGGATCGGCCGAAGATGGTGGCTACACCACCCCGGTTGAATGGGATCGGACCATCACCGACAAGCTGGTTCTGGTCTCCCCGATTCGTTCCATCGCCTCGGTGATGTCGACCTCCAAGGCCGGCTTCAGCAAGCTGTTCAACATGCACGGCACCGGCAGTGGCTGGGTCGGTGAGGCAGATGCCCGCCCGGAAACCAACAGCCCGAAGCTGAAGCCGCTGACTTTCTCCCATGGCGAGATCTACGCCAACCCCTCGGCAACCCAGCAGCTCCTCGACGATTCCGAGATCGACATCGAGCAATGGCTGGCGACCGAAATCGAGACCGAGTTCGCCAAGCAGGAAGGCGCCGCCTTCGTCTCGGGTGACGGCAACAAGAAGCCGATGGGCCTGCTGACCTACGTGACCGGCGGTGCCAATGCTGCTGTTCACCCGCTCGGTGCTATCGCACTGATCAACAGCGGCGCGGCCGCTGCGCTGACTTCTGATTGCATCATCGACCTGATCTACGGCCTGCCGTCGGCTTTCGCCGGCAATGCCCGCTTCATCATGAACCGGAATACCCAAGGCGCGGCCCGCAAGCTCAAGGACGGCCAGGGCAACTACCTTTGGCAGCCATCCTACGTTGCCGGTCAGCCGGCGACCCTGGCCGGTTATCCCATCACCGAAGTGCCTGATATGCCCAACGTGGCCGCCAATGCGGTGCCGATCATGTTCGGTGACTTCAAGCAGGGTTACCAGATCATCGACCGCATCGGCATCCGCGTGCTCCGCGATCCGTACACCAACAAGCCCTACGTGCAGTTCTACACCACCAAGCGCGTCGGTGGCGGCCTGCTCAACCCTGAGCCGCTGAAAGGCCTGAAGGTTTCGGCTTAATCTGCGCTGGGTCAATCTGAGGGGGGGAGGGCGCGGGTCGTGCTCTTCCCCTTCATAGGAGAAATGTATGAGTTTGCGAGTTTTTGCGAAGGCGTTCGAAGGTGTGCGCGATGGCGAGATCTATCCGCAGCAGTTCTCGAAGGGCGATGAGTGCCCGCCTGAGCTGGTGGCCGGCGCACTTGCGCTCGGCGCGCTGGAGCGTTCCATCGACGAAATGACCGTCCCGCAGTTGAAGGCGGCGCTGGATGATCTGAAGATCAACTATGCCCAGAACGCCAAGAAGGAAGAGCTGGTCGAGCAGTTGAAGGCGGCCGAGCAATCGAAGGCAGCAGAGGCGAACTGATGGGCCTGGTCAGCAGGGACATTGCGCTCCAGCATTGCAAGGCAGATTCGGGCGCCGAAGATGATCTGATGGATATTTACCTGGCTGCAGCGGAGCAGGCGGCTGCGGATTATCTCAATCGGCAAATCTTCGCGGACCAGGCTGCGCTTGATGCTGCGGTGGCGGCCGGCACCGGTGGCGTCGAGCCCATCGTGGTGGATGCTGCCATCAAGGCCGCGATCTTGCTGACCTGCGGGCATTTGTACGCCAATCGGGAGGATGTGGTGATCGGCGCCACGGCCGTCGCCCTTCCGAACGGGGCCCAAGCACTGCTGCGGCCGAAACGCAACAACATGGGGCCGTAGCATGCGCGCAGGTCAATTGAATCGAAGGATATCGCTCCAGCGGAAACTTGAGGCAAAGAACGATGTCGGCGATATCGTCAAGTCTTGGGCTGAGCTCTCTAAGACATGGGCGCGGAAGATTGACATCTCCGGCCGCGAACTTGATGCGGCGATGTCAATCAGCCCGGAGGTATCTGTGAAGTTTCTCGTTCGCTACCGTGAAGATATTGAGCACGGTATGCGCATCGTGCTGGAAGGAAAGGCTTACCGCGTTATTTCGGCACTCGATAAAAAGGGAAACCGGGAGGAGCTGCAAGTCTATTGCACGAAGGGTCTTCTTGATGGCGACGATGCAAGTTGATGGATTCGAAGATGTCGTCCGCATGCTGGAGGATCTGCCAGAGAAGGTCGGTTCTGATGCATTGCGATCTGCAGCCAATGCGGGTGCTTCAATCATCAAATCCGAGGTGATTGCTCGGGCGCCTCGGAAAAGGGGAATTCTGGCAGACAACATTTACCAGAAGCATATTGACGAGATTTCCTCCGCAACCTCGCAGACCTATCACGTATCTTGGAGAAAGACGGGTAAGGACGACGTTCCATTTTATGGCGTCTGGGTCGAGTATGGGCACTGGTACATACCGCCAAAACCTGATGGCATCACTTGGAAGAGGCATCGAGCAGAGGCGAAGCCGATCTTTGTTGCGGCCCATCCTTTCCTGCGTCCGGGTTACGAGGCGAAGAAGGATGTCGCGCTCACGGCGATGCGAGAGAAATTGAAGGAGCGTGTAGCCGAGGCGCTTAAGGGGAGGTAATGCTAGAAAAATTAGCAATGGATCTGCTCAACGAATTGGTCGCGGGTCGCGTTTATTTTGATCATGCTCCGGATCAAGTGGGGGTCCCCTACATAGTCTTGCTCCAAGTTGGCGGGGAGCCGGTTGAATTCTTAGACGGTCCGTCGGACATGGATCTAATCCGATTGCAAATCGACATTTATTCAGAGACACGAACCTCTGCCAATGAGCTGATGTCGCAGGCGCGCATACGCTTGCGGACGCTGCAAGCTTCCGCTATCGGTGCTCCGGTCAGCTTCTACGAGAGCGCAGTAGGTCTCTATCGTCGCCGTTGCGACTTTCGCATTCTGGCGCCGGCTTAGGTACAAATATTCCTTATTAACAGGCCCCAATGGGGCCATTTTTTTTGAAAGGGCACATCATGGCCTACAACTTGCCGGACGGCTCCAAGCTTTCCATCGCCGCCACCCTTGCTGCGGCGGTGAACACGACTGCGCTTTCCAATGCTGCGGAAGCGGTCGCCGCAGTCGCTGCAGGTGCCGCACTAGCAGCGGGTGATATCGTTGTGGTTAACGCTCCGGGCTGGTTGAAGCTCGACCGGCGCGTTGCGCGTATCAAGAACTTCAACGCTGGCGCCGTGACGCTGGAAGGGATCGATACCTCCAATACCGACAAATTCCCTGCTGGGAGTGGCGTCGGCAGCCTCCAAAAGGTGCTGACCTGGCAGCAGATCCCGCAGGTGACTGCGTTCGAATCGTCGGGCGGTGATCAGAACTTCGCCACCGTCGAGTTCCTGGACGACGACCAGCAGCGTCAGGTACCCACGACCAAGTCGCCTCAGACCCTCTCGATCACGGCAGCGGACGACCCGACCTCGCCCCATGGCGACGTCCTGTCGGCCGCTGATGAAGCCCGCGCTATTCGCCCGCTGCAACTGGCCTTGCCCAGCGGCCCGAAGATCTTCTACAACGGCTACGTGTCTTACAACGCGACCCCGACCCTGACCAAGGGAAACATCATGACCACCAAGGCATCCCTGGCCCTGGTGTCGCGTCCTACCCGCTACCAGACCTAAGGTGATGCATGCTCAAACTGCAACCTAATCCGACGTTCATCCTGCCAGTGGATGTTCCGGTGGCTGGCGAACCCCAGCCGACCAAAATCAAGGTGACCGCCCGCTATCACAAGCCCGACGAATTGAAGGCGCTGCTGGATGAGAATCCAAAGATGACCATCGAAGAATTCGTGCAGACCAACGTCGTCGGCTGGGATGGTGTCGAGGGTGCTTTCAGCGAAGACGGACTGCGCGAGCTGCTGCGCAGCTACCACGGTCTGGCTTTGGTGATTCACAAGGCCTATTTCAACGAAGTGTATAAGGCCGCCCAGGGAAACTGATCGCCGCTGCGGAGTTCCTATATACCCCGGAGCCGGACGCTGCGCAGCTCGCAGCCCTCGGGCTGACTCCGGAGGATCTCGGCGACAAGTCTTCTTTTGATGTCTTTCCCGAGAACTACACGTCGGTCGAGGTCTTCAACGCGATGCGCACGCAGTGGCGCACAGATATGGGGGTGCCGGTTGGACTGGACTACGCGGTGCTCCCTTCTGTCATGCGCCTGTTTGGTGTTCCTGCTGTGCATCGCAGGCGGGTGTTTGACGACGTGAGGGCAATGGAACACGCAGCGATTTGCTTGATGCGTGAACAGCAATAGCCGCCCTCGGGCGGCGCTTCTTCAGGGCAGTGCGATATGGCTAAATCTGGTGCGGGTGATCTGGCCGGCAGTGTAACGGTCGGCCTGACGGCCGAAATGGATCAGTTCAAAGCTGACATGCGGGAGGCTGGCCAGGCCGTCCGTGAAGTGCAAACCGAGGCGAGCTCGGCAGCAGCGAAGATTGTGCCGGCGTTGAATCAGATCTCGGCGGCCGGTACGTCGGGCGCAACGGCATTGAGCTCGGCGCAGCAGCGCTACCTGGAGGGGCTGCAGCGCCAGGTAGCTGCAGCGCAGGGTGGTAAGGTCGCCTCGTTGGAACTCCGGGCGGCGCAGCTCGGCGTATCGGAGGCCGCAGCGCCCTTGCTGGCGACATTCCGCCAGCTGGAGGCTACGCAGCGTAAAAATGCGGAGGCGGCCAATGCCGCATCGGTCGCGGTCAAGGCTCAGGCCGAAAGCGAAGAGGACGCTGCATCCCGTATCAGGGCCTCGGTGGCTGCGTCCCTGGAGAAGACCGCCGCCCTCAATAAGGAAATCGAAGCATCGCGCGCTGCTGCAGCAGCAGCTCGGGAGGCCGGCGGCCGCAATGCTCCAGCCGGTACCGACCGGATCGATGCATCTCTGCAGAATCGCGCCCTGCAGGAGACGGCTGACCGGGTCGCAGAGGTGAATCGGGCGCTCGGGTCTATCGGTCGTGGCGCGAGCAGCCAGAAGGAACTGCAGGCCCAGACGGATAAGCTAGTAAGCCTTTGGGGCCAAGGTCGGATCTCGGCCGAGCAGTACGCTTCAGCGGTCAAGCAGCTTGACGTGAGCGAAGCGCAGCTAAACAAGACCAGTGCCGAGGCTACGGCAAAGGCTGACGCGTTCATCGCGCGCCTGAGGGATCAGGCGGCTACTGCTGGCAAGAGCGCGAAGGAGCTCTTGGAGTATCGGGCTGCGCAGCTTGGAGTGACCAGCCAGGCAACGCCGTTGATTGAGCAGATCGAGAAGGCCGAAAAGGGCATGCACGGTTTCAGCCTCGCTACTAGCGGGAGCCGCCGTGAGCTGGGCGTCCTGGCGCGTGAAATTGCCAGCGGCAACTTCAGCGGCGCCAGCCGCTCGTTCTCGATCTTCGCGGAGCAATCCGGCCTGATGCCGACCCTGTTGTCGCCGGCAACGCTGGCGATTGGGGGCCTGGTTGCCGCTGTCGGTGGCCTGGCGGTTGCTTACCTGCAGGGGCATGCCGAAGAAAAGAAGTTCGCAGACGCACTCGTGGTGACTGGAAATGCTGCCGGCACCACTGCAGCTAGCTTGCACGACATGTCTGTGCAGGCCGCTGGAACGCTCGGAAGCTTGTCTGCGGCAAAAGAGGTGGTCCTGGAGCTGGCGAATAGCGGAAAGTACTCGGCCGAGCAGATTGGCATGATCGCTACCGTGGCAGTGGACATGCAGACGGCGACGGGCCGCGCAGTGAAAGACACGGTGCGCGAGTTTGAAGAGCTGGCCCGCTCGCCCGTCGACGCCAGCGCGAAGTTGAACGAGCAGTACCACTACCTCACGCAGTCGGTGTATGACCAGATCGCGGCATTGCAGCGGCAAGGCGACACTCAAGCAGCCATTGACCTAGCTGAACGCACTTATGCTGATGCGATGGGGGCGCGTGCGCGATCAATTAATGAGCACATCGGTACCATCGAGAGCGCGTGGAAGCGGGCCAAGAATGCAGTGATGAGCTTCTGGGACACCGTGATGAACAACGGTCGTACCGACATGCTTGAGCACGACATCGCAGAGTACGAGAAGCGCATGGCCACACCGATGATCAAGTCGGATCGTGATGTGCTGCAGGCCCGCGTCGACGGGATGAAGAAGCAGCTCGCTGCGGAAAAGGAACTTGCGGCGCAACGTGAGGAGGCTACCAAGAGCGAGGGCGCTTCGATCCAGGCCGCTCGGGCTATTGATCAGCTGACCGAGTCGGTCGACAAGAATATCCGTAAGCGGAACGAACTGGCGAAGCTGTCGCAGAATTTCACGGCCATGATGCGGGAGGCCAACCGCACTGGTGCTGCCAACGACCGTCTCGATGGGGTGGTTTTCAGTGAGTCAGGCAATCCGTTGTCGGGCGGCTTGTATGCGAAGCTGCAAAAGGACATCGAGGACAAGTACAAGGAAAAGGCGCCATCTGGCGCCGACAACGCCCTCAGCGCGCAAATCAAGGCCATCCAGGGTCAGATGCAGGAGGCAGAGCGGAGCCTGCGTGCCACGCTGCAGAACAACAAGGCCTCCTATGATGTCGGCCTGGTCAACACGCAGGAATATCTGCGGGCCGACTATGAAGCCCGGCGTGCCGCGCTGGATAAAGAGATGGCGCTGGCGCAGCAGCAGGAGGCAATCGCCGGTCGAAAGAAGAACCTGAGCGCGCTGGAGGAGGCAAAGAATCAGCAGCGCAAGATCCGCGATGAGCAGCTGCAGAATGAACAAAAGTTCGTCAACGACACGCGATCTCTGGAAGAAAAGAATGCTCGTGACGTCCAAGCTTACGTCGAGTCCCTCAACGCGTCGTACAACACGCGGGCAGCTGCTATTCGCAATCTGGTCGATGGTGCCGGCCTGGGTGATGCTGCCCGTGATGAGCTCAATCGTCTCAACCAGGTGCAGCAGGAGTTTGATCGGGCGGCCGAGGCCTTGCGTAAGTCTCGGGAGAAGGGCGAAGCACACGGTGGACTTAGCCAGTCGCAGTATGACCAGGAGCTGGTCGCGCTGCAGTCAAATCTGGAGGCGCGATTGCAGCTGGAGCGCGACTATTCCGAACAGACCAAGAAGGTCCAGCAGGATGGCTGGGTCGGTGCAAGTCGCTTCATGCAGAACTACGCCAACCAGGCAGCAAACGTCGCGGGACAGGTGGAGAGCCTTTTCGGATCTGCTGCGCGCGGGATGGAGGATGCCTTCGCGAATTTTGCCACCAGCGGCAAGTTGAGCTTCAGCGACTTGGCCAAGTCCGTTATAGCGGACATCGCGCGTATGCAAGCACGGGCGGCTATCTCCGGTCTGTTCAATATGGCGATCTCTGCGGCCGCCTCGGCCTTCGGGCCAAGTTCCTCGGGCGCAGCCTCGGCATCGAGCACCGCTGACTACTGGCAATCCACCGCTGGTGGCAGTTTGGGCTTCAAGGCGAACGCGTTGGGCGGAGTCTATGAGTCTCCTTCGCTGAGTGCATACAGCGGCCAGGTCGTCTCGCGCCCGACTCTCTTTGCCTTTGCGAAGGGGGCGGGGCTGATGGGTGAGGCGGGGCCGGAGGGCATCTTCCCATTGAAGCGCGGACCGAATGGTGCACTTGGCGTGCAGGCCTACGGCGCCGGCGCCCCGATTTCGGTGGCCACTACTGTCAACTTCTATGGTGATGGTTCCAGCGATAGTTCGACCAAGTCCCAGAGTGATGCCTCGGCCAAGGAACTCGGGGAGCTGGTGAACCAGCTTATCAGCCAGCGCTTCATGGCCGAGCAGCGGCAGAACGGTGTGATCTGGAAAATTCGTAACGGAGTACCAAGCTGATGACGATTGAAACCTTCACCTGGCAGCAATCCGGGGCTCGAACTCGGCAGGCAAAGTTCAGTTTGCTTACGGTCGGCTTCGGAGATGGTTACGAGCAGGTAGGTGCGGCTGGCTTAAATCCTGTCCAGGACACATGGACGATCAGCGTATCCGGCCCGGAAGATCTGGTCGCAGAGGTGGAAGATTTTCTGGATCGAAACGGAGGTGCCGCCAAGGCCTTTTACTGGAATGCCCCTCGTAAGGGTCGCGTTCTGGTTCGTGTGACCGAAGGTGGCTACTCCACCGCTGATGCTGGCGGTGGAGTGTCTACAGTGACGGTGACATTCAAGAAGGCAAACACGCCATGAGTATCCGCAGTGATGTACAGAAACTGGAGCTGGGTGCGGTGGTGGAGCTATTCGAGCTGGACGCGACAGCGATCAGCGGCGATTTCTTGCGGTTCCATGGGTACGCCCAGGATGGGTCGATCTGGTGGCAGGGGAACGAATACTCGGCCTGGCCCATCAAGGCGGAAGGCTTCGCAAAGACCAGTGACGGCCAGCCACCGACGCCCAAGCTGACGGTGGCCAATATCGACGGGTCCATCGGTGCCGCCTGCCTCTATCTGGACGATTTCGTAGGCGCCAAGCTCACCAGGCGCACCACGCTCGGGAAATACCTCGATGCTCGGAACTTCCCGGATGGGAATCCCGATGCGGATCCGGACGAAGAATTCCCCTCGGAGATCTGGTACGTCGAGCAGAAGACCTCCGAAACCAATGAGGTGATCGAGTTTGAGCTTTCCAGTCCGTTGGACTTCGATGGCCTGCAGCTACCTGCTCGGAGGATCATTGCCAACCTCTGTGCCTGGGAATATCGCAGTGCTGAGTGCGGCTGGACTGGCGTTGCGTTCTTCAATTCGAAGGATCAGCCGGTGGCGGATGCGAACCTCGACCGCTGCGGAAAGCGTCTTTCCTCTTGCCGCTGTCGATTTGGTGACTACTCGGAACTGCCGTATGGCGGGTTTCCGGCCGCTGACATCATACGAGCAAACTGATATGAATCCTGAAATCGAAACTGCGATCCGCGCGCACGCGGTCGCAGAATATCCACGCGAGTGCTGCGGCCTGGTCATCAATGAAGGAGGGCGCGAGGTATATCTCCGCTGTCGTAACGTGGCCGCTGGCGGGCGTCAGGGAGACCACTTCGTTATGGCCAAGGCCGATTACTTCGCTGCGGCGGATCGAGGCGAGCTGCTCGCCCTGGTGCATTCCCATCCGGACATGCCGGCGCGGCCGACGCAGGCCGACCGGGTCAGTTGTGAGGCATCGGGTATCACTTGGTTCATCGTGCGCGTCGATGGAGCTGATGGGGTTGTGGAGGCGGGTGAGATTGAGAGACTTTCGCCGTCGGGCTACAGGGCGCCGTTGGAAGGCCGCGAGTTCTACCATGGTGTTCTCGACTGCTATGCGCTTCTTCGGGATTGGTTTGAACAGGAGCGCGGCGTCATTCTGCCCGATTTTGTCCGCCGCGATAACTGGTGGGGTGACGGGAGTGGTGACGATCTCTACATGAAACATTTCCGCTCGGCTGGATTCGAGCCCGTCGAGTTGGAAGATCTCCGAGTGGGTGACTGCTTCTTGATGCAGGTACGTGCCAAGGTCGTGAACCACGCAGCGGTGTACGTTGGCGATGGCAAGATCCTGCATCACCTCTATGGCAGACCATCCAGACACGATATTTATGGGGGCTACTGGCGGGAAGTCACGCGTCTGGTAGTTCGTTACCGAGGAATCTAGCCGGCACAAGCCGGCTTTTTTTTGGTCTCACATGAACGAAAGCTTAAAGACAATCCGGCTTTACGGCGCCTTGGGCAGCAGATTTGGTCGTGTTCATCACCTGGCTGTGTCGAGCGCCCGCGAGGCCGTCAAGGCCCTGTGCGTTCTGCTCCCTGGATTCGAGCGTGAGCTGATGACTGCCCACACCCGAGGCGTCGTCTATTCGGTATTTCTTGGTAAATCCAATATTTCTGCGGAGCAGTTGGCCTACCCCGTTGGCAGCGATGACATTCGTATAGCGCCGATCCTGCAAGGCAGCAAGCAAGCGGGTGCGTTGCAGACCATTGTCGGGGCAATCATTGTGATCGTGGGTGCAGTCGTCAACTACTTCTTCCCTGGATCTGGCGTGCCCATCATGCAATTTGGCCTGGCCATGATGGCAGGCGGTGTCGTGCAGATGTTGGTGCCGCAGAAAGGCGGAACTTCCACGCAGGACCAGGCCGACAACACGGCCAGTTACAACTTCAACGGCGCGGTGAACACAAGCGCCCAGGGGAATCCAGTTCCGCTGGGCTACGGGACGATGATGGTTGGATCTGCTGTTATCTCGGCCGGGATTTTTGCGGAGGATCAGGCATGAGAGGTCTCATCGGATTTGGTGGCGGTGGAAAAGGTGGGGACGAAGGGCATGCGGCCGTCGAGGCGCCAGATAGCCTCAAGAGCATTTCGTATGCCAAGGTAGTAGACCTGATCTCCGAGGGCCCAATCGTCGGGTTGGTGGCCGGTGCTCAGTCGATCTATCTTAACGAAACGCCGCTACAGAACGCGGATGGATCCTACAATTTCTCGGGCTTCCAATGGGAGTTCAGACCCGGAACTCAAGATCAGTCCTACATTCCTGGTTTTCCGGAGGTTGCCAACGAGCTTGCGGCTTCCAGTGAGTTGCGCTCCGATACACCCTGGACTCGCGGGATCACCAACCTGCAATTGTCGGGTCTGCGGGTTCGCTTATCGGTCTCGGGGCTCAGCCAGACCGACAACTCGAACGGCGACGTCAAGGGATACAGGATCGAATATGTGATCGAGCTATCGACCGACGGTGGTCCGTTCCAGGTCGTGGTGAGTTCAGCTTTCGATGGGAAGACTACAAGCAAGTACAGCCGCAGCCATCGATTCAATCTGCCGCGGGCGATAGTATCCGGCTGGCGCGTGCGGGTGCGTCGCCTTACTCCGAACGCCAATAGCGCGCGCATCGTCGATATCACAATGATCGAGTCGTACACCGAGTTGATCGATGCGAAGTTGCGGTATCCGATGTCGGCGTTGATGGCATTGATGGTGGACGCCTCGCAGTTCCAGAGCGTCCCCTCGCGGTCATACCTGATGAAACTGCGGATCATCCAGGTGCCGTCGAACTACGATCCGGATACTCGGGCCTACTCAGGGATCTGGGACGGTACGTTCAAGCCGGCCTGGACCGATAATCCTGTTTGGATCTACTACGACCTGGTGCTGCACAAGCGCTACGGCGCAGGCAAGCGGGTCGATGCTTCACAGATCGACAAGTGGGAGTTGTATCGCATTGCGCGATACTGCGACGAGCTTGTGCCTGATGGGAAGGGTGGCTATGAGCCGCGTTTCGCCTGTAACGTCTACCTGCAGAAGGAAGCTGCGGGATATCGGGTGCTGCAAGATCTTGCGTCGATTTTCCGTGGCATCGTGTATTGGGGTGGCGGCAAGATGATGACCTCTGCCGATATGCCCGGCGAGCCCATGTATGTGTACACTGCTGCCAACGTGATCGACGGCAAATTCACACGAGTGGGGAGCAGTCGTCGTACGCGCTACACCACGGCGCTGGTGAGCTGGAATGATCCGGCGGACTTCTATCGCGCGAAAAATGAGTACGTCGAAGATTCCATTGGCATCGAGCGTTATGGCTACCGTCCATTGGAGCTGACTGCATTTGGCTGCACCTCACAAGGACAAGCTCAGAGGGCGGGGCGGTGGGCGCTCGCCACCTCTCGTCTGGAGACTGAGACCATCACCTTCCAGGTGGGCATGGAAGGGGCGATCGCTGCGCCTGGCCAGATTGTCCGGGTCGCCGACCCCAAGAAGATGGGGCGCCGTAACGGCGGCCGTATCCGAGCGGTCAATGGGCGCACGATCACGTTGGACAAGGCGCCGACCGTGTCGGCCGGCGATACGTTCACGGTCATTCTGCCGACGGCTATATCAGAAGACCGCTTGGTGGAGTCGGTGGATGGGGATGACGTGACCGTCACACAAGCATTCTCGGTTGCACCGGAGCCGCAGTCCATATGGTATGTCGGCAGTGTTGACCTGGTTGCGCCGACCTACAAAGTGATGTCGGTGACGCAGAAGGAAGGCCTCATTTTCGAGATCACTGCCCTTCAGCACGAGCCGGGGAAATTTGGCTATGTGGAGCAGGGTACGGTGATTGGCGACCGACCCACAAGCGTGGTGCCAATGCGGTACCAACCTCCACCGGCCAACGTCAGATTGTCGAGCTATACCGCTTCGATAAATGGCGCCCTCGTGACAACGCTTGTGATCGCATGGGATGCCGCGCTTCGGGCAAGTCAGTATCAGGTCGAGTGGCGGCGGGATAACGGCGACTGGACGTCGTTGCCGCGTACTGGTTCGCTCAACATCGAGGTGCCAGGAATCTATGGTGGGGCCTATGAGGCGAGAGTCCGTGCCATTAACAGCATCGAGATCGCGTCAATCCAGGTGAGCAGTGCCGTAGTGCCCTTTGCGGGGAATCAGGGGGCACCACCTGATGTTCCTTGGTTCTCGATCAATGGCGATGTCCTCTCGTGGGGGGCTGTTCCTGATGCAGAGTTGGCTGGCTATCGCCTGCGATACCACTACGGCTCGAATCGCAGCTGGGGTGATGCCAGCGAACTCGTCAGCGGCGTGGTGCAGAGCAGTCCTTATCAGATCCTCTCGCGACCGCAAGGGGCGCTGACACTCATGGTGAAAGCCGAGAACAAGGCCGGACTGCAGTCCAATGCGCCTACCTACATCATGACCGAGATGGGGGACGCCTTGGTGGCCAACGTGGTGGAGGAGTTCGATTTCCATGGCGATGGGTATCCGGGGCAGGTTTCCGGCGCCATCGTTGTTGATGGCGATCTGCGGGCCGAAGGAACTCAGTCCTTCTGGGGAAATGACCTGGCGGACTATTGGCCGCTGGACGACGGTCGCCAGTTCTTTACCGATAACTACAAGCGCATGGTGTACGAGACACCGATCTTCACACCCTCGGTGGTCGCGGCCGGATTGACAATGACATTGGATGTCGACTTCCAGGGTGGTGTGCGGGTGATTGAGTATCGCTCTGGAGGTGGAGATCCTTACTTTGGGTCTGATGCCAATCCTTTCTTCGGCGCAGACGATACGGAGTTCTTCACACCATTGCCAGGCTATCAGCCGTGGCCAGGTTCGCTATCGGCCCAGTTGATCCAGTATCAACTTCGCTTCACGGTAGATACCGGGCCAGATCAGGGCGTGATCAGCGCATGCAAGGCAGTCATCGATGTTCCGGACATCGATGAGTCATTCGATGACATTGCGGTTCCAGCAGCTGGGGTACGTCTGCCGATCACCAAACAATACTTGGTCATAAAGAACGTTCAGCTTACGTTGCAGGCGGATGGCGGCTCTGCGCTGACAGCGCGATATGTCGACAAAAATCCTAGGCTTGGCCCGATGGTGATGTGTTTCAACAGTGCCGGCGTCGCGGTGAGTGGTTCGCTCGACGCTCGGATTCAAGGATATTGAGGAAAATATGCTACTTCCCAGCAAAGATTTATTGAATGGAGCCAAGACGCCGGCAACGACTACCGCTGAAATGCGGGTCGCTCTCGGTCAGTTACGCGACTATCTCGCTGATCTGATTGGAGAGGATAGTGACGACAAGGTCGGTGCGCGCGCCAAGCTCGGCGTGATCAACACCATTTTGCCTCCTGGTATGAGAGGAGAGTTTTATGCGAATGCGGCACCAACAGGATGGTTGAAGGCGAACGGGGCCGTCATTCAAGTGGGGTTATATGGTTCTCTGGCGACCGCTATTTACTGCGGTGATGCACTGAATGCCACGGCGCTATGGGGCTATCGATGCACTAATCCTGCGAATCCCTCTGGCAGTCGTAGTACCGTAGGCGCATATATTGTTCTGCCAGATGCACGGGGTGAATATTCACGTGGCTGGGATGATGGGCGTGGCGTTGATTCTGGGCGTTCACTGTGGGGTTGGCAGGATGGGCAACTGGTCTCACACAATCACGGCGTCAACGATCCAACCCACTCTCACGGAGTATCCGATTCCGGGCACGCGCACTCGATCCCGTACGGCGTGATGACCAACGGCAGCGCGGCGGTTTTGCAGGATAGTGGCGCATGGTCTGGACCTATTGTCGGGGCTATCACGAGCCGGGAGACGACAGGTATCGGTATTTTCGGATCTGGAACTGGCATCAGCATTCAAGCGTCTGGAGGCGCTGAGAATAGGGTAAGAAACCTGGCGGCGCTTGTTTGCATTAAATACTAAAAGAGGCGATTCATGCAGATTTACAACTTTCAACCCAAGACCTTCATGCTTCTTGGCATCGGGAATGCTGATGAAGATCCTTTGAGCCCTGGGAATTGGCTGCTGCCCGCTTTTTCCACGGAAATCGCCCCGCCCGATGTGCCCGACGGTCAGCGGGCAATTTTCAGTATCGACGATCAGGTGTGGCGCTTAGAGCCCATTCCCGAGGCAGAGCCCGAGCAGACGCCAGCCATCGGGGATTCTACGCCGGCTGAGTTGGCTGACACTTTTAGTGCCATGCGCGACCAGTTGCTACAGAAGGCAGGCCTTCGCATTGCGCCGCTGCAGGATGCTGTTGATCTTGGGGATGCGACGGCGGAGGAGCAAGCCAAGCTGGTCGCCTGGAAGCAGTATCGCGTAGCAGTGAACCGGCTGGACATCACAGTGAACCAGCCGGCGTGGCCAGCACTTCCTGCCTAAAAACAAAGCTGCCAATTCAGCCCGCCCTGTGCGGGCTTTTTATTTTTTGGGGGATCAATGCCAGAACCAACAACCAGCGCGGCGGCGGGGTACGCCGTATCGATCGGCACTGTGACTCTGACTGGTGCATTTCTTGGCCTTCAGTATGACCTGCTACTGGCCGGCATCTTCGGGGGCTGCGTGGCGCTCTCGTTCACGCGGCAGACGCCGCTGCTGCGCATGGCGATCACGCTGATCACGAGTGCCTTGGTGGCTGCCTACGGCGGTCCGGTTGCCACAGCCTGGGCGGCGCAGTCGTCCTATTTCGAATGGACGGCCAAGATCCCAGAACAGATGCGCTTCTTCAGCGCTTTCGCCATCGGGGTGTGCTCGCAGACGCTGGTGCCGCTAGCACTGCAACAGCTGCAAAGTCGATTCGGAGGGGGTAATCCACAACCGGGAGCGCCCCAATGACGAACCATTATCTGTTGATCATCAATCTCGTGGCCGCCGGCCTGATCCTGCTGCGCGCGCTGTGCGCCCTCAACGAAATGACGCCTGGCGCAGAGCACCACCTTGACCGGCTGTTTTGCTCGGTCCTCGCCACCGGTGCCGTGGCGGTGCTATTGGGGCCGTTGTATGGCTACACGTCGCCGCAGACGGGCGAGGTGGCCATGAACACGGGGTTCGCCGGCCTCTACGCTGTTCCCTGGCTGTACGTCGCCACGCGCGAACGATTGAAAGGACGAATTCCATGGACCTCACGATAGACCAGCTGCGCCAGATCATGCCCGCCTCGATGCGGGCATCGTCTTTTCTGGGGTCGCTGAACGCCGCCATGCGCGAGTTTGGCATTGTCACCGCCCAGCGCCAAGGCATGTTCCTGGCCAACGTGGGCGCTGAGTCCGGGCAGCTCTCCACCCTGGTGGAGAACCTGAATTACAGCGCTGACCGGATCCGCCAGATCGGGAACGCTTCGCCAGCAGGTTCCCGCTGGCGCTCGCTGGTCCCGCGTGCAGTCGAACTGGCCGCAAATCCCGAGCGCATGGGAAATGCGGTCTACTGTAACCGGATGGGTAACGGCGACGAGGCGAGCGGGGAGGGGTTCTTGTATCGCGGCCGGGGTCTGCTGCAGACCACCGGCAAGACGAATTACATAGCCCTGATGATGGCCCTGGGCATTGATTGCGCTGTGCACCCCGAACTGCTGGAGCAGCCAGAGGGCGCGGCGCGTGCTGCTGCTTACTACTGGCACGCCAACGATCTGAGCGAGTATGCCGATGCCGGCGACTTCGATGGGGTGTGCGACATCATCAACATCGGGCGGAAGACTGCCGCTGTGGGTGATTCCATGGAATATGCCAAACGCCTGGCGTTGTACAAGAACGCGAAGCAGGTGCTGTCATGATGGCCATCCTTGGAATGCTGCGCATTGTCCCATCCTGGTGCTACTGGATACTGGCTCTAGTGGCGCTGTGCCTGGGCTGTGAGATCCACGGCGCCAGCCGCGTGCAGGCGAAGTGGGATGTACAGGTGAGGCAGCAGGCAGCCGCCGCCGAAGCCGCGCTGGAACTACGGCGCGAACAAAACCGGGCTATCGGTGCCGAGCAGGCGCTCAAGTCAGCCCAGATCCAGAAAGGAAGTGATGATGAAATGTCTCAAGTTCGCGCTGATCTGCGCAAGCCTAAGCGGCTGCGCCTCGGTGCAGCCTGGTGCGACGGTGGCACTGCCGGACTCGCCCAAGCCAGTGGCCCCGCCGGCGGCGATGCGGCCGGTACCGCCGGCCGGCTACTTCCTCCAGAGTTGGACAGCGCTGTTCGCGCGCTGATCGGCCAGGCCGAAGAGGCCGCAGCCACCGCCCGCGCGGCGCAGGCATTTATCCGAGAGAACGGGATGGCGCCCCCTTGACCCTGCTATAGTGCAGCCGCTGGCGATTCATTCCTCGTCGGTCCCCATTCCAGTGCAAACTGGACCTAACCCCGAGCTTCCCATGTGGAGGCTCGGGGCTTTTTTATTTATCGCCCTTACCTTATAACGTGAAAATATCGGCTTTGGCTTGTACGTGAGCCACATCGTCGTCGGAAGGTTATACTGTATATATGTACAGTATAGCGGGGCTAGTGTGAGCTTAACGCAGGAACAAATGGAGCCTCATCCGAAGGCTGACGATTTGGATATTCCTCCGGGGATAGGGCCTGGGCATGGTGCGCAGATGTGCAAGCCTCCACGAAGGGGTGTGCTGGTGACCGTCCGCTGCCTAAAGAGTCGAGGGGTAAATCTATCTGCATCGGAAAGGCGGAAGATCGCCCCTACTGTGGGTGAGCTGAAGATTTCTCGCGTCCATGATCGTGCCGAATTTCACGCTATCGCCGAAATCGTGAGTTTCAATGAGGAACTGGACGCGCATCTGCGGTATTTTCCAGCCAGGCTGATGTGCCTGCTGAATCCAGAAATCCTGTGGCTCGATGAGCGGGGGATGGTGATTTATGGAATTGAGCGCCTTGGGGGAATCGACGGCCCGCAAGTTTCTTACTGGCAGACATGGCAGGTTGCATTTGGGAAAGTTGAGGCCGGGCCGCCATTTTGAGGTGGCTTTCGTCATCGTTCCGCGACTGGAATCACCTCTAATATAGATATTGCCAAGCGCACAGCATCTGCTTTCCGAAGGACATAATTTACCTCTGTATCAACTAAACCGGCCCCATTCGCTGCGACTGGCAACCTAGGGCCGCCAAATGAAAATTAATTCTAAGGCCTCTTAGAGAGGCGTAAAAATGAAAGAGCCCGCGTACAGCGGGCTCTTTGGAGACGCATAAGCTATGCTTACTTAGCAATTTTCCCGAAGAAGCGTTCCAGTGAGTCGTCCAATCGCTTGATGTCCGTCTCAGTCCACACGACCGGGTCCAGTCCGCTCGGAGCTTCTGCGGAAACCGCACCAGTTGTCAGGTCCCTGATCAAGACGCTCACCTTTGGGTCTGTCTTCGCGGCATCTTCGATCGAGACGGTCTTGCCTTCGTATGCTGGATACATGACTAATCCTCTCGTAATAATTGCGTTTGTAATAACTTTATGTTCCACCAGATCACTCACATTGTGCTCTTTGGACTTCACCTTCAGAAATTTGACAGTTCCGCCGCTATATTGATCCCCTTCGTACGCGCTATTGACGGCGCGGAGGGCATCTTTGTTTTTGATCCAGCAAGTGTGAGCGGGTTTAGCCCCTGTTCCGGCGAAGCGGTAGAGGTCATCAGTGATCTTCTGCCCGTGCTCCATGACTTGGGCACCGGTGGCAGCATCGATAATGCACATCGCAAAGTTATCCTCGACACCAGGTCGCGGAAGTACCACCTTATTGGGTGACGCGATCCACTGCTTCCATTCGTCAATAAGTTTGCTGCGCCCAGCGAACAGTGCGCAGGCGCCCTCGGCTAACACAATCTTGTCAAAGCCCGTATCGTCAGCAAAGACGATTGCGTGTAGCACATCATTAGTCTTCAAGGTGCATGACCACCGCGAATCGCTAGCGACCACCCCCGCCTTGATGTCATAAACATTTGTTGTCATTATTTTTATGTAGCACAAAAAACAAGCTGTATAGCCTGTGGATAACTTTGTTAATAACTGTAGTATGGATGCAAAAAAAGCGACTCCCTAGGGTCGCCTATGCAATAAGACATCACCCCCAATGCAATGCCCGTGGGTCATTTGAAAGGATGCAGGCGAAGTGTAATCCCAAACTCAACAATTTGTCACCGGCTTTTAGGCAACAAACACTAAAAAAATGCAATGGTTTTTGGTCTTTTTTGAGTTAACTGAATGGATTTGTATGTCCATACTGTTTAAATACCCAGTTTTCGATTGGAAAATCACCTCTAATATATAGACGCTTAGGCATGCAGGATGCGCTTTTCACGCCGGGCAATGAAGCACTGTATATTAGGGGTGAAAACTGCCAAGGCAGAACCAGAGCGACCTTCGGTCATTACAAAACCTGCATGGGGTGCAAGGGGTCGTGTGTTCGAATCACACCGTCCCGACCAATAGAATCAAGCAGTTGCGGCGAAAGCTGCATGAACAACGGCAGTGATATCGGATTTCTGATATCACTGCCGTTTTGCTTTGTGTCGCAGAAGTTGGCAACTCAACTTGCTGAAAGCGGCATACTCCAACTAGCGCGCTGATCAGCGTCGCGGCTACGTGTCTTATTCTCGTAAGTTTTGCTGCAACTAAAAGAGCTCATCGGCTGTCCTCAATTGATTGAAAAGTTAATCTCAATCTAGGGGGCAGCGTATGAACAAAAAGGAGCATTTCCTGACGCTGGATGGCTTCAGGGGGGTCGCTGCAATTCTTGTGGTCTTGCGACACACAGTCCCCTATTTCGGGAAAAATCCTTTCTTTTCCAGTTATCTGGCGGTCGATTTGTTTTTCTTGTTAAGTGGCGTTGTTTTGGCGCGTTCTTACGAATCGAAATTGCAAAATGGGATGCCATTCCTTTCCTTTTTGAAGATTCGTCTGCTGCGGCTCTATCCCCTTTACTTTCTTGGAATGTGTGCAGGCATTGCGGCTGCCGCTTCTGAAGCGACCCCTTTTACTGGTTCGCTCTCTCTCGCGGCCGCGTTCGGTTTTTTACTGCTGCCCACTTTGTACAGCAGAGCACTTTTTCCTCTTAATGGACCTGCTTGGTCACTCTCGACCGAGTTGATTGTCAATTTGCTCTACGCTTGGAAGATCAGATATCTCAGCAACCGTGTTCTGCTCTCCATCATGGCATTTTGTATGTGCTGCCTGGTTGTGTTCATTGTTATCTGGCCTGCTCATAACTTTGATGCAGGGTTCATGAGAAAAACGTATTACGTTAGTTTTCTGCGGGTAGGCTTCTCATTTGCCGCCGGTGTGGTTTTGTATCGCTGGTATGTGAACAAAGAGCGTGATGTGGTCTTCAATAACCGCAGGACGAGCCTGAGTATGGTTGGCGTCATGTTGTTGCTGTGCGCGACGCCACCTCATATCGTACTTCCAGCCTATGATGCGTTGGCAGTAGCGATTGGTTTTCCCTTGCTCGTCTATGCCGGGATGCGGTTCCAGCCGACAGGTTTCATGGCCTCTCTTTGCAAGTTTTTGGGCGTGGTTTCTTATCCGATCTATATCATCCATAGTCCGTTGTCTGAATACATCAAGCATATGTTCCCATCGGTGGCAGGCCGCGGCGTGGAATCTTACGCGCCGCTGGGTGGCGTGATCATCCTCGTCTTCCTGATGTTGCTCGCCTGGTTGCTTCACCACTTTTACGATGAGCCGGTGCGCAATGCGATCAGCAGGTACTTGACGAAAATCTCGGCTAAAAAGGTCCGGGTCAACGTCTAACAACTGCGGGAGCAGGTCATGCAGATCCAATCGCTGACAGATGAAACCGATCTCAATAATGTTCGTCCCGACAGAGGAGCTGTTTTTAAATCAGTGTTTGCATTGTGCTATTATTTTGGGCGGGATTTGGTGCTTCGAACCCCAAGGGTATGGCCAAAGATTTCCAGTTTGCGATGTTTTTTGGTCGTCTCTTTATCGCATCGCAAGCATATATGAGCGTCAGTGTCTGCTCGAAACGGGTGATGGCGGTCGTTTATTCAAGCACTGGGCAAGGTTGTAAAGAAACCACCAGAAAGTGCGCTGGCATTTACCTCGGTCGTGCTTATCACGCTTCAACTCTGATTCGAACATCCATCGTGAGGTGATGTTCCAACATCATCTTCCTGTAGGCAAGGCCACAAGCGCGTTGCACATCTAACCGAGCCATGAAAAAAAAAATTGCGTATTTAATTAATCAGTATCCCAAAGTCAGCCATAGCTTCATTCGCCGTGAAATCGCTGCAGTTGAATCTCAAGGTTTTGATATTGATCGCATAGCGCTTCGTGGCTGGGATGCCGAGGTCGTCGATGAAGACGACCGCAGTGAGCGAGAGCGCACCCGCTATATTCTCAAGCATGGTATCTCTGGCTTATTGATCCCTGTGATTCGTCAAATGGTCGCCAACCCCAAAGGATTTTTCGCTGGACTCAGCCTGGCCTTCCGCATGGGCAGACGGGGCGACCGAGGCCTGATTTATCATTTGGTTTATCTCATGGAAGCAGCGCAGGTGGTGGAATGGACCCAAGCATTTGGTGCCAGCCATATTCATGCGCATTTCGGCACCAATTCCACCGAGATCGTCATGTTGGCACGCTGCCTCGGTGGTCCTGCCTACAGTTTTACGGTGCACGGTCCCGAGGAGTTCGACAAGCCAATGGCTTTGGGGTTGGATGAGAAAATACGTCGCTCCGCTTTTACCGTCGCTATCACTTCCTTTTGTCAAAGCCAGTTGTATCGTTGGGTAGAGCAGAGTGCTTGGTCGAAGGTAGCGATTGTGCATTGTGGTCTGGATCGCGGGTTTTATGCGGATTCGCCACTGCAGCCGCAGTCGGCAGCACGTCTGGTATGTGTCGGTCGGTTATGCGAGCAGAAAGGGCAGCTTCTGCTAGTCGAGGCAGCCGCCGCATTATTGCGCAAAGGCGTTGAGTTCGAATTAGTACTGGCCGGTGACGGAGAGATGCGCCCGCAGATCGAAGAACGTATTGCCTTTTACGGTTTGCAGGACAAGATCCGGATTACTGGCTGGATCAGCAGTCTTCAGGTACGCGAGGAATTGTTGGCTGCCCGCGCCATGGTGTTACCCAGTTTTGCTGAAGGTCTGCCCGTAGTTGTGATGGAGGCTATGGCCCTGCGCCGCCCTGTGCTCACTACTTTTATTGCCGGTATCCCTGAGCTGGTCCTGGATGGTGAGAATGGTTGGCTCTTTCCCGCAGGTGACGTTGCGCGTCTGATGGATTCCATGCAAGCCTGCTTGAGTGCTACGTCAGAACAGTTGCAGAGGATGGGCGAGTTTGCGCATGCGCGAGCCGTAGAGAGACACTCCATTGATACCGAGGCCGCCAAATTGGCCCGCCTGTTTTCTGCTTCGCAGGCCGCGGACAAATGAGGCAATAAAAGAGTGGGAAGCAATGATTTTGGGGGTGAGGGCAAGCATCATTGGTTTATGGCTAGCTGAAGCAGGGTTTCGGATTTTGCCTTGGATTTGAATGGTGCTGAAAAAACCGGAAGCCATGATCGGCGAACGAAGCACGCCGCAGCTGTCGGTCGTGGAAGTGATCATTGCGTGGGGGCTGCTGATCGCGATCGTGCTGGTCATTTCCGCCTTGGTCCAGCGGTTCGTGGAAACTCCTTTGCGCTCCAGGTCGCGGCGTCTCGCGGAAAGATGGTGGCGTGCAGAAACACATCCCGCCTCCCGGCAGGTTACATAA